GAAGCCACAGTTGATGTTACTTTAAGATCAAATGAATTAGATAAGTCTGGTATGGTTACAGATTTTAAACATTTGAATTGGCTAAAGCAGTGGTTAGATAACTATGTGGATCATAAGTTTATCATGGATAAAAATGATCCTTTATTTAACACAATGTTTAAATTAAACAGAGATGATGTTTCATTGATCCCTGTTAATGTTCAAGGATATGTAGGATATGTTTTTGAAAAGGGGGATAAAGAAGAAGGCTATTTGTCAGAATATTATGAAGGATTTTTTATTGTAGATTTTCCACCTACTTCTGAGAACTTATCTAAATGGATTTATGAGTTTACAAAACTTAAAATGAAACCACTTTGTGAGGTTTCAAGTGTGACTTGGCATGAAACACCAAAGAGTGTTTCTGTATATCGTGGAGGTGTGTGAATGGATATAACAAAAGTAGCAAAAGTATCAGAAATTATGTTGAATAATTTTAAAAGAGATAATGTTAAACATTTAGCAAATGATAATATTCATGAAACTTTACCACAAGATGGTGATTGGAAAACAGTTGTATATAAATGTAAATTAAAGAATGGGATGGCAACATGAGTAACGATTTTAAAGTTAAAGAAATTGATGATTGGTTAGATCCTGAATTAACTTCTTATCTAAGTGATGTATTTTTAAATCGATTGCCCCATTACTTTGTTGAACGTTCTCGTAAAGAAGGCTCTAAAATGTACTCACATGACTTTCATCCTTCGGATGTTATGATAGGCTTTATATGTGAAAAAATTAGGAAACTTTTTGATTACGATATTAACTTTAGCAGAATATATTTTAATATACAACATCCTACAATGGAAGGTATGTGGCATGTAGATTCTAAACTAATAAAAGATACTGGACATACTGTGGTGTTAATGATGACCCCAGACGATGAAGACGGTGCATTTTTCTATAGACCGGATCCTGAAAATGATCAATACCAAAGAAAAATTCATTATAAGCAAAATAAACTTCTAATTTTTCCAGCTGAAATGGAACACTATGGAAGTACATTTAAAACAAAACCTAGAATAACACTAGTGTTTAAAACATTAAAGGCAAACATTCAAGATGAACCGAATGGGCCATTTTATGAGGAATAATTATGAAACCTACTAACGTATTATTTTTTACACCAGTTAAAGAACTTGAAGAAACTATACCTCCTGTTCCAGCCAGTGAGTTTTGGCCAGAGTGGTTTCGGAAACAACAACCTAAAAGAGATCATAATCAACATGCTTGGTCTACTGTAAAAAGTTGTCCAGGAGTAATGGATATACTTAATATGGGATATATTATTCCATTATGGTGCGATTATAAAGTTACTAAAGTAAGATCACCGGATATGCGTGGTGATCTTAATCCGGAAACAGCTTCTAGTCAAACTGAACAATTAATGATAATAACTCCGCAAAACTTAAATCAAGCCGGCCGACCATTGTTTAGTGCCGCCACTCATCCATATGAACAGATTGACAATTATCCTTTTAGAGAAAATCAATGGAAAGGAGGATTAAAGTTTCAAATGCCTTGGGAAATTAAAACAGATCCAGGATACAGTTGTTTAATAACTGCTCCCTTTTATCATAGACAACATAATTTGGAAGTGTTAACAGGATGTGTTGATACTGATTATTATCATGAAATGCACGTTAATACATTCTTTGAATCTAAAGTGGACGAAGAGATATTGTTCGAACGGGGTACGCCGTTATGCCAAATAATTCCGTATAAGCGTGAAGAATATAAAATGGAAACTGCTGTAGGTGATTACAGAACCAAAATTAATCGTCTTACACAATGGATTCATAATTCTATGTTTGCACCGCAACATTATAGAAAAAAACTTAATCAACAAAGATACAAATAAATTATTCTTCGTTAGGTGTTTCGGTAGGAACAGTAAATTCGTTAGGTAAAATAAACTTATCTCCAAACGCTAAAGTTAAATCACTATGTAATTTTGCTATTACATCTTTTGGATCAGAGACAGCTACATTATCCCAATCAACAATACTTACATCATCATCTGTAAGAATAATATTACTTAATGACCAATCACCGTGAGCATAAGGATAAGTTGTATTAATATTGCCAAGACAAAATTCATAAATTTTATCTATAAATTCTTGTGTATGTTCGACAGTATCAGCTGTTTTACCTGATATAGGTAAAGTGTCTATATACATACTTTGCGTAGTTATTCCACTATCAATAACCCAATGAGGCATAAATTTATTTAAAAGTTCGACATGGAGTTTAAGAGCTTTTTCGTCAACTGTTGACCAAACTTTTCTATAGCGGCCATCATCTAATTTATATACAGCTCGGGTTTTATCGTTGTTCTCTTTAATTAAAATCATGAATTTTTAGGCTTGCGAACAAGTTGAACGCTTTTTCTTTTAACTCTTTTTATAGATAAATTACCTAAATTTACTATTGGACCTACTGTTACCTTAACATCCTTAGTATTCATAGTTACTAAAGCATGTTTAAATCTAGCAAATTCTTTAGGTAAAAAGATACTTATAGGAATAGTCCTATTGCTTTCAAACCACCATACTTCACCCATTCGTATAAAGTGTTCTTTTTCAGCTTGTTCCTTAATCATTGTATACACGTAAATCGACGTAACATATTGATCTTGGTTGGCTATAATGCCTATATATTCGTCGCCACCGTACTGTACAACGCTTAAAAATGGGAAATTTGTTTCTATGTCTTTTAGTAGCATACTCTCTATCTTAAATAAATACTATTATGTATAATCTATCTTAAATAAATACTATTATGTATAAAGTGACATTAACATGCAGTTAATACCTAGATATTTATCAACCAACCGAGCCATCCTCACAGCTGATTTGGCTAATAACATAACGGAGTATAGACCAGTGTATCGTAGACAATTACAAGTATACAAAGGAATAGACAATGTACTTACCTTTGAAATTAAGAATCCAGACCAGAAACCCCTAAGCATTTTAACTACGTATACTCCTAAGTTTGTAGCATTTGATGAAAACAAAAGCCTTGTGATTGAACATGATGGAGTTATTGTTGAAACATCTACTCCAACTAGAAAAGGCCAGTTTACTGTAACTGTAACAGAGAATGATCTATTAAATCTAAAATCACAATATCTAAGCTATAACGTATATCTAGTTAAAACGGCTGATAATACTAAAGTATTAACATACGGTGATAGTGATTACAGAGCTACCGGTACTATTCATGTTAGCACTGAAGCATTTCCAGGACCAGCAAGTACATATGAATTAAAAACATTTACTGAAGATTCATATGATAGTAGCATTTATAATAGTGAGGCTGTATCAGCAGAAGCTTCTAGAAACGGTAATGAAGCATTACATACGGCGGCAATATATACAACAGATTTTGAAGGAAAAGTAACCATTCAAGGTACATTAGAAAATAATGTTTCAGGATTAACTGTATGGGCCGACATTTATTCAACTACTTTACAGTCACCAACACAACCCCAATTTGTAAACTTTAATGGTGTATTCTCTTACATACGAGCCAAATATGAAAATAAAGTTTCGGGCACAATTGACAAAATACTTGTTAAAAACTAGTTGACTTTCCTCTAACTTTACGTTATAATACTAGTATGACTAACCTCGTATTAGATACATTGAACTCGCACTTACCAGCAAAACGAAAAACTACTCCTAGTGGGTGGACAAGTTTTAATGCACCGTGTTGTCATCATAATGGAACATCACAAGATAAAAGACAACGTGGCGGGTTAATAACAAATGGCGATGGTGGCGTTAGCTTTCATTGTTTCAACTGTGGCTTTAAAGCTAGTTGGCAACAAGGTAGAAAACTTTCTCCTAAGATGAAACACTTACTAGAATGGCTAGGAGTGTCCGATAGTGATATTACTTCACTTGCATTACAGGTATTACAATTTAACGAAGCAAAGGGTTTAGTTAATCCTATAGTTACATTACCGGTATTTAATACAGTTCCATTACCTGAAGATGCTAAACCAATTTCACAGTTTAAAGAGGTACCCGAAGCATTAGAAAAAGTTATAATGTATATGAAAGAACGACAGCTATATACTGAGGATTATAATTTTCATTGGTCGGCTTCATTAGGTTATCGAGATCGTTTAATAATTCCTTTTTATTATGAAGATAAAATAGTTGGTTGGACTGCACGTAAAATTACAAAAGGTCATCCAAAATATTTGTCTGAACAACAACCAGGATATGTGTTTAATTTAGATGCTCAGGATTATAGAAGATTATTTGTAATTCTTGTAGAAGGACCTATAGACGCTATAGGTATTGAAGGTGTTGCACTTTTGGGTAGCGAAGTCAGAGATCAACAGGCACTACTTCTAAATAGTTTAAATAAGCAAGTAATAGTAGTCCCAGATAGAGATACTGCTGGAGTTAAACTAATGGAAGAAGCAATGGAATTAGGCTGGTCAGTTAGTATGCCCGAATGGGAAGCAGATGTAAAAGATATAAATGATGCTATATTAAAATACGGAAGAATGTTTACATTACATACTATTGTTACAAGTGCTGAAGAGAGTGAGTTAAAGATTAAATTAAGGAGTAAAAAATGGTTTGTTTGAAGGCCTTTTGGGATAAGATTTCTGCACCATATAAAAGGTGGAAAGAAAATCGACGTTTCAAAAAACGGATTAAAGAATTACAGAAAAAAGATCCATTCATATACAAATAAAAGGAGATGTAGTATGAGTAAATGTGTTAAAATAATATTAGTTCTAGGAGCAATTGTTTTCGTAGGATATTGGGTAGCAGAAATATTAACTGCTGTTTCTTTAGGAGGGAAATAATAATGGCTAAAAGTGGATATAGAAAACCCGCAGGATTCAAACAGAAGGAACCATCAGTCTGGAAAATTCCAAAACGAAAGAACACAAGTAATTTACCTTCCAGACTAAAAGATAATGTATGGAGGAAGCCTCCTAAACCAGAAAGCACAACTGATTGAAAGGTAAAAGATGTTAGATAAAGATTCAGAGTTAGAAGTTGCATACAGAACAGTTGAGAAACTAGTAGAAAAGCTATGCGTAAATGATGGACATACTCCCTTAGAAGTTGCAGGAGTTATGATGGCACAAGCTATGCGGATATATAAAACTGCACTTACAGAAGATGCATTTGAACACTTAATTGAAACCATCTTAGAGACTCGATCGGATGTAACACCATTTGTTAAACCAACAACACATTAGAATATATATGACAGATTAAAGGAGATATTAAACAATGGATTATAAATTTATTAGACCGTTTGGTCCTACAATTTATCACTCAACAATGCGTGAAGAGATGATGGACCTTGTAAGAGAAATTGCTAAAGATAGTAAAGTATCAGGTGCAGATTTTTCAGATAAACTTGCTGGCAACATTAAAAAAGAAGTATTATGGTCAGTAGGAACAGCTATGAAGAATGAATTTTATCATGAACTGTTACCACACATAAAGAATTATACAGAAGCAGAAGCTGAACGATTTGCATCGCACTTACTTAATAGATCCGAATATGATGCAAAAGCAGTAGAGAATAAAGATAGAATATTTGGATATACATTCTCAACTGAACCTTGGATTAATTATCAAAGAGCAAATGAATTTAATCCTACACATTCGCATACAGGAATCTTGAGTTCTGTAATATATATTGATGTACCTGAAGTAATTGCAGAAGAGGGAAAGCATAGTAAGAGTAATATGGCGTGTGCAGGACAAATAGAATTTCAGTATGGTCCAAATGTATTAGGAGTAAATGGAACACATAAGATTGTTCCTAAAACAGGAGATATACTTTTGTTTCATGCAGAATTGAATCATATTGTATATCCATTTAAAAGTGATGTTGAAAGAATTAGTATGAGTTTTAATTTAGGCAATATTACCCCTGGTTCCTTAATACCAACAGAAATAGGAATCACATTTTAAAGGAGAAATGATATGTTAGATGGACACTTTATTGACCCGGCTGATGCAGAAGTAATTGATGGAGTAATAGTTACTCGTAAGTATCATAGCGACATTATTATGATATACTGTTCGGTATGTCAAGAACGAGTTGACGTTCCTGTAAGTCATGAAGGGGCATCAGGAACACATTATCAAGCAGTAAACTTGCCTCCACATATGGCACAGGTAGTAAGTTTAATTCCTAATTGGACTACAACATGCGAAAGTTGTAACACCCCATTAGCAATAGAAACTACAATAACTAAACCAATATCAGTAGAATTAACAGTAAAAAGAGATTGTTCAGGCATGGGTCTAGGCATGGCATCATGGTATGATGAACACGGACCAACAGCATAGGAGAATAAAAAATATGTCAAACTTAGTACCAATGGTAGTTGAATCTACAGCAAAAGGTGAACGTGCTTACGACATCTATAGTAGATTACTAAAAGATAGAATTATCTTTTTAACAGGACCGATCGACGATCATGTTGCGGCATCAGTATGTGCCCAACTATTGTTTTTAGAATCAGTTAGTAAAGATAAAACGATCTCAATGTATATCCAATCGCCTGGCGGATTAGTAAGTGCTGGATTGGCTATCTATGATACAATGCAATACATTAAACCTGAAGTGTCTACTGTTTGTATAGGACAAGCGGCATCGGCTGGTTCATTACTATTAATGGCAGGAGCAAAAGGAAAACGTATTGCTTTACCTAATAGTAAAATAATGATTCATCAACCATCAGGTGGATTTAGAGGACAAGCAACTGACATGGAAATTCATGTTAAAGATATTATGGAAACAAAGAAACGTTTAAATGAATTGTATGTAAAACATTGTAATAAAGATATCGATACAGTTAATGCGGCAATGGAACGAGATAATTTTATGACTCCTGAACAAGCAATGGAGTTTGGATTAATTGACAAAATCGAGGAGTCACGAAAATAATGATTACTTGGGGAATTGTTGGAAATAGTCATGATGCCAGTATAGCAGTTTTTAAAGATAAAAAACTAGTGTGGGCGGCCTTGGCTAAAGACTTTTCTAAAGTAGATAACGATCCTCATTTAAATCCTGAACTTGTTAATGCCGCAAAAGAAGCCGCCGACTGGCGAGGACCTGATGAAGTTATATGGTACGAAATTCCTTTTCTTAAAAGTATTAGACAAGTCTGGGCTGGCCAAGGTTGGAGTTCTTTTCGTGAAAATAATATTCCAAAATATTTAAAACAATGGGGTATTACTTGCCCTATTAAATTTGCAAAACATCACAAAAGTCATGCCGCATACGGCTGGTATACTAGTAAACTTAATGACGCAACTATATTAGTTTTAGATAGTATAGGTGAATTTGAAACACTTACTATATGGAGTGGTAATCCAAAACTTGATAGAGGTCGTAATAATGATAAACTTAAAAAAGTTTATTCACAAAAGTATCCACATAGTGTAGGATTATTTTATTCAGCTATGACACAACGACTAGGCTTTAAAGCAAATAGAGATGAATACAAAGTTGCAGAGTTAGGGGCTTCTATTGCCGCTCATCAAAATTTAGAACTAGTAAACAATATGATAAGCACTTTCATTGATGGTAAATTAAATGGAGATATACCAGGCGTAGACTTTAAAGTTAATATGCATAAAGGTTGTGATTGGTATAAGCCTGAATTAAAATCAGATATGGATATGGCAAGACTTGCTAATGCAACTCAATTTGTTTTTGAATTAATAATGCAATCAAATAGTAAATGGTGTTTGAAACATCTACCAAGCCGCAATCTTATTATTACAGGAGGTTGTGCATTAAATAAACAAGCAGTTGACTTAATAAGAAACGATTGGGATAATGTTTATATACCGCCAAACCCAGGCGACCCAGGATCGTGTGTAGGAGCAGTTTTGGCAATGAGCAAGAAACATATTGACTTTCAGCCTGAAATGTGGTATAATAATTAAATGACTAAACAAAATATAGATTACGGTTACGATATACAAAAAACATATTTAGAAATAATGTTAAGTGACGCACAAACATTTGTACGTTGTCAAGGTATATTTGATCCATCTTTATTTGATCGTAGACTACAAACAACTGCACAATTTTTACAAGACTTTGTTGCTGAACATAACACACTTCCAACACAAGATATTATAAACAACTCTTGTTCTGTAAAATTAAAACCTTCCAAAGATTTAAATGAACAACATTATGATTGGTTATTAAATGATTTTGAAACTTTTTGCAGGCATAAAAGTTTAGAAAAAGCTATACTTGAAAGTGCTGACTTATTAGAAAAAGGTGAATATGGACCTGTAGAAGATTTAGTAAAACAAGCTGTACAAATAGGTTTGCAAAAAGATATAGGTATTGATTACTTTGCTGATCCTAAAGGTAGACTACTAGGTCTAAAAGACAACAACGGACAAGTAAGTACAGGATGGGAATCATTAGATAAAAAGTTATTTGGTGGATTTAATAAAGGTGAACTGAATATATTTGCAGGTGGATCAGGTGCAGGTAAATCTTTATTTTTAGCTAACATGGGGTGTAACTGGGTGCTTCAAGGATTAAATGTAGTGTACATTACATTAGAGCTTTCAGAACCGTTAGTGTCAATGCGTATTGATAGTATGTTAACTGAAATTCCAACTAGAGAAATATTTAAAGATTTAGATGGTGTTGAAATGAAAGTTAAACTAGTAGGTAAGAAAGCTGGTGCATTTCAAATCAAATATATGCCAAGTGGTAAAAATGCAAATGATATTAGAAGCTTTGTTAAAGAATACGAAATTAAAACAGAGCGTAAGGTAGATGTATTATTAATAGATTATTTAGATCTGTTAATGCCGTTAAGTAGAAAAGTATCGCCTAGTGATTTATATGTTAAAGACAAGTTTGTATCAGAAGAATTAAGAAACTTATCAATGGAACTTGGTTGTATATTTGTAACAGCATCACAGTTAAATAGGGCCAGTGTTGAAGAAATAGAATTTGATCATTCACATATTGCAGGTGGATTAAGTAAAATACAAACAGCAGATAACGTTATAGGTATTTTTACAAGTAGAGCTATGCGTGAACGTGGTCGTTATCAAATACAATTAATGAAAACTAGATCATCAAGTGGTATAGGAAGTAAAATTGATTTAGGGTTTGATATTGATAGTTTACGTATTACAAACTTAGACGAAGATGAAGCATACGAATCTAATGTAGCAACGTCTCCGATACTGCAAGGACTAAAAACAACTAGTACAGTAACAGAAACAAACGAAGATCCAACACAAGGTATAGCGGCTCCTAAAATACATGCTGAAACTGATTCTACAAAGTTAAGACAGTTTTTAAATAATCTCGGAACTAATGAGGAATAAGAATGCGTACTCTATGGACGTTGGGTGATAGTTCTTCAGTAAACTTTGATGAAGAATGGACATGGATAAGGGCTCTCGGTAAAAAGTTAAATGTTAATGCACTACATAATAATTCAGCAAATGGTGTATCTAATGATTGGATACTCTTACAACTACGCAAACAATTAGATAATATTACAAAAGATGATACTGTAATTATTATTCTTACATCTCCTCATAGAAGTTGGTTACTAGAAAAATATCCTGAGTATAGTAATTACTCAGTTGCTAACCTAGACGAACTAATTACAAAAGAAGAAGCATCTGCTATAAAAAATTATGTGTTAAATATTCAACGAGATGATATAGATCTATTTCGTTTTGAACATCAAATAGCATGGCTTAAACAAATACAAAAAACAATAGGGTTTAATCTTTTAGTAATACCTGGATTTCCATTAACTATAGATTATACAGGATTAATTGAAGTAGTAGGTGATTTAAGTAGCTCGGTGTCGTCTGCAGAATTCTGTAGTAATAAAGATAATAACGAATGGTATGCTCAAGGTATTGATACTAGATACAATCATATGATACGAGATAACCATGCGATACTAGTTGACAAGTGTGTAAAAAGTTTACTTACTAATCAACCACTAAATTTATCTGTAGGATTTAAAAGATCGATTTTAAAAGCAACTGATCGTTATACTCATAAACAACTTGGACCAATGTTAATTATACAAGCTAAACAATTAAGCCAAAAATCCAATAGAACTAGTGAGTCGCCTGGTTGGTTAGATAAGTAATATTACTATGAGATTTTTATCAAATCACGAGCAGTGGATTAATCCGGAATGGATTAATCATTGTAGTGCAAACCAAGGCACAAAGCAAAATGGCTCTAAGGGTATTGAACATATTGCATTTGAAGGACTTTCGTGGGAACTATTCGATCGACATAATACAAACTTTACCGTATCACCACCATTTGATTTCGGAACACATAGTTGGGAATGGTGGATTAAAAAATTACTGCCTGGTGGCGGTTTTCCAGTAGTAACATTATCAGAATCAACTAGACGACTTTGGATGCCTTTAACAAATTATGAAATGGGTCATCTTTTTATATACGAAGATCAGATGATTGCTCCTTTTAATTCAGGTGACTTATTTGAGTTCGAACACAATGCTCCTTATGCCTCTGTTAACTTAGGTATCGACCCTATGTATATGATGATGTTTGCTGTGAGTAAAGAACAACTTTGGTAGATCAACTAAATACAGTCCATACTGAAAGCGTTAAGCGTGAAATCATGTTTTACCATATTGACATTATTGTTGCTCCAAGGCTGTGCAATGATTCCCTGGCAAATAGGGGTCGCACTGAATGGAGCAGATATTGTCTCTGCAACTACTACAAATAAAACTTTAGGCGAACATGCGTTAAGTGCCGCCACTGATAAAGACTGCCAGTGGTACAGGTTATTAGACGGCGAGAAAGCCTGCATGACTCAAAAAGAAGAAATAGCATACCTTAAAGCAAACAAGTGTAAAGTTCCAGCTTGGGACGTTAAAAAAATTCCGTATTGTAAAAACTTACTAACACGAATTGAAAACCCAATGTTGCCCAAAAAAGAACTTGACAATGCTAACTTAAGATAGTATACTATTGTCATGTTAGATAATAAATCAAATTTAGAAAAGAAGCTAGATAATATTAACCATACAATGGAACTTGTTAGAACTATTGTTCCAATGGTAATCTTAATCCTACAAGTAGTGATACTGATTAAATTATTCGGATAGAATAGAACGGCGGACAAGATACGTTTCGAACAAGGCCTCAAAATTGCTTTCATTTACTAGATAATCACTAATTTCTTGGTTTTTACTCGTCTGGATAAATATACTTTTAGTATGTTAAGAGTTGATAAAAATACTAAAAATCACAACAAAACACCAACCCACACCATTACTGACACCTATACTGATGTAGCACTTGTAAAGCTAATGACTGATGCTTTAGAAGGAAGTACAGAAGATTATAGAGTTAGAATACCAGACTGGGATGCCACAAGGTGCTGTCATTGGGAAACAAGTATTAAAAAAATCAATCATTGGGATACTTTAAACTTCAATTATATACCGGAAACGGATACATTTAACTTTAATAAAAGGAGCTTCCACGTAATGACCCAGTTAATAAATCCAGAACAATACACTAGTACCGTCGGCCGTTTAAGGTCGTTTTTTTTGGACCAAGGATTTCACGAAGTCCATACACAAAATAGATTAAGCATACTTGCCGCATGTGAAGACCCAACCACAGTGAGTACATATAACTATGCTGGCAATGTTTGGCCGCTACCGCAAACAGGCCAGATGTGGCTAGAATACGAACTGCTTACACGCCCTTCATCGAAGGGCTTTTTTTGTGTCTCAACATCCTATAGACAAGAACCTAACCCAGTTCCAGGGCGCCATGATTTAATATTTCCAATGTTTGAATTTGAATTTCCAGGAACTGTTGCAGACCTTGAAATTATGAATAAAGAGCTTACAGAACACATGGGCTTTGGTTCAAACCCTGTAGCTAAAGACTACTTGGAATGGGCTAAGGATTTTGATACTAAAGAATTAACACACAAAGATGAAGAAGCAATGTACGACAAGTATAAAGATCGTGTGTGTATGATTAAGAATTTTCCAAACTATACTAGTCCTTTCTGGAACATGAAACAAAACGGTGACGGAACTGCGGCTAAGATCGATGTTATTATAGCTGGACAGGAAACAATAGGCTCAGCTGAACGTAGTAGCGATCCGGAAGAAATGAAGCACATGTTCCACACTATTAGTGACGGACAGTATGCTGACTTGCTATACGGACAGTTTGGTAAGGAACGAGTAGAAGCAGAACTAAATGAATTCTTAAGTTACGATTTCCAACCTAGAGTAGGAGGGGGAATTGGAATGACTAGAATGATACGTGCTGTTGAGGAATATAAGAAGATTGCTCCTCCAAGTATTAGAAAAGGTAGACCATATCGTGTAGGAAGCAAAAACTTTAAAAGTAGTTTTTTAAACGCACACGGTATACCTCAATAAGTTATGATCCGGGGTGATGGAACTTGGTAGACATGGTAGACTGTTTATCTACTGCTTGGGAGAGTTTACGGCCCTTCCCTGGCGTGCTCGTTCGAATCGAGCCCCCGGAGCCACTTTTGGTTTAGTAAGATGATCTAATGTGATTGTCTGATGTAAAGGCATCATAGTAGTATCACCCTCAGCATTAATGTTTTTAGGTTTACGACGACGAAGTTTTTTATCTAACTTCTTCTGTTGTCTCATTATATATCTAGCAGAATGTTTAGCCATCACTATGCTCTATATAAAGCCAAATCTTTTTAAGTAACTTCTTTAAGACAGGATGACTAGTATCAAAATCAAAAGCCGCCATGTATCCAAATAAATTTGGTGATAATAAATTATTCATTTCGTCTTTAAAGTTTGCAGTTTTGCCTGCCATCCTAAGGAGCTTTAAAGCTCCGTCTTTATCTACTTTACGTATTAGCTCACTAGAAATATTTTTTGCAAAGGCTTCTATTTCATCATCGTTGCCTAAATATTCTCTAGTTCTTTTTAATTTATTGGATATGCCTTTAGCTGGTTTGTAACTTCTTTGCTTTTTAAAAGATCTACCACGATATTGATTTTTATGAATCATTTCGTGTTCTAATAAATCTATTAATCTATCTTTAATATTTTCAACACCTTCTTTACTAAATGCAATAGTTTCATCTGTTTCTGAAAATATTAACTCAAGACTAAAGTGCGGAAATTCATCTTCATCATCGTGCGGATCATATGCACCATTCATATTCATGTCACCAACATCTACATTTTTAGATCTTAGAATATCAATTTCATCTATACCAATAGGTTTTAATGCACGATATAATTTATTACGTATTTTTTTAATAGGAATTTCTTCCCCACTTTTAATAAAGTCTAGGAATGGTTGTAGTGCAGAATCGATATCTTTTCTATCAGCTGGTTTAGTAAACTCTGTAATTAACATTACGAACTTCCATCATCTTTGTGTACAGCATGACCGACATCTTTACGACCGTCTTCTTCTACTTTACGTTCAACGTTTTCGCCCTTAAGACTTGCGGCTACAAAACTAGCGGCCGCTAACATAGGTATTGTATATACCATCTTTTCTGTAAAAAAAGCCACAGAATAAGTAGGTACCAGAACTATTAGTCCTTGTAATAAAGCTACTCTCATGTTACTAAATTTCATATTCCACTTACTTCCTACAATTCATATATAAAATTAAACAACACTAGTAAGAAAAAAAATAACATTATAAAAATCATAGTACGATCTTTCATGTTACCTCCTAAAAAGTTTTTTAACTTATAACACCAATACCAAATAAAGTTATATACTCTACATTTTATAACCTAGAGTTTCATAGTATTTACCTAGCCATCATAGCCCGGAAGATCTTCTGTAGGGCCCAATCCTCCTATTGGATCAGGTCGGTTCTTCTTTTTATTAGCCTTTTCAAATTTTTCTATTATTGTTTTGCTATCTCTAGCTTCACTGAGCTTTGCTATTAGCATTGATTGTCTATCATTATCCATTTCCAAATTTTTGTTCATTTGGCGTAATAATGTTATTTGTTGTCTTAAAGATGCAGTTTGATGATCAAGTTGAGATTCTATTATAGCAATTTGTGTTCGTAATTGGGTTACTTCGCTATACTCATTCACGGGGGGTCTCCTCCTTATTACAAGTCCACTTATCAACCCATTTTATAACAGGGTTTGGTAAGAACATAATCCAGAGTATAATTCCGGCATAGAGAAAAAGAAAGTAAATCACCTCTTCATACAGAAATTATAGCCATGTATCGCACCACTAATAAACTTCTCTTCTTCTTGAAAGTTGTTATGGCACGTATTAAATGATACTGTTAATTCTGTTCCTGTTTCTACTTTCCAATGATTATCGGAAATTTTTTCACGTTTTGTTTCAATTGACTCTACATGAAAACCTACAGTTGATTCAGTCCAATCTATTATCTGTTCTCCTAACTCGCGAGATAGTGTTGGAACTGCTTCAACTATATATGATTTTTTAAATGGAGAATCATCTAATGAACATTCCATTATTCTTCAGTCCCCACAACTTCTACACGTATGGTACCGCCATGATGTTTTTTGTAAAGCATAGCACCTTTACCATCGTTGTGATAAGCACAGACTGTATCTTTCCTTTGTTTAGATTCGCACTCTTCTATTGTTTCGTATTTACTATGGAATGCATATGGTCCATCATCAAAAGATCCTTCAGGTAATAACCAACTACCTATAACTAATAACGCTATAACTATTGAAGCCATGAAACCTCCTTAGGTTAGTATTTTGTTGATAAAACAAAATATTGTGTTTGTATCTTTGGTGCTTTGGAATTTTTAGAAATAAATTCTCCACAGATGGTACAAGTAAAATCTTTAGTCCATTGTCTTCCAGCCCAGCCTTCAGATATTAATTCGTGTTTAGTTTTTTTGTTGCATTTACTACATTTAAAATTTACCATTTTCAGCATCCTCCTGCGATTGCACAATCAAATAATATTTTTGCTCTAACATGAAATGGCGCCAGTTCAGCACACCCCATGTTTATACTATAGAACCAAACTGCTCCTATACTTGCACCTACTAGAAAAGCTCCCATACCTATTTTCCAAAATGTTGTCATTACATCGTATATAAACTTCCAAACTTTGTACTAACTGCTTCTGAAAGTTTAACTTCCTCTTGTTTATGATAACCATAGTCACTAAGTTTATTCTGTAAAAATAGTTCAACCATTGTAAGTAGTCCTGACGCTGTTGTTAACTCGATAGCTGTAAACAATCTACCATTTAACTTTTCAGGATAGAATATTTTCTTATATATGCGTTCTGTATGATTGCTATTAACTATACCACTAACTGTAATAAAGATAATAACACAATCTTGTTTTGTACTAGACACTCCATGTTTAATAATATTAATTAAATCTTTCTTAGGTATTTTTAAATCATTCATTAAAAAATCTATATAATCATGATGTCCTACCCGCCTAATAGTTTTATAATTTACATTTGCTTCTGAATAACGTGGATCGTTAATAACAGTATCTACAAATGATCCTAATCCGCCACTTGTATTAAATGCTTCGTATTCTGTACCATCTATTAACAATGTTTCGTAATCTGTAAGTGTTGGCACTTCATTTAACTGCCCATCACGTATAACTTTACAATTACCACAGTATTCATTTATTAATCCGTCTGCACTCCAAGAAAGATGATACTTTAATTTGTTAGTAGCGTTCTGTGATAAAGCTCCTACTCTTATTTTAACTTCATTTACTTTTGTATAATCGTGTGCTAAGTCATTTGCAATAACTGTACTCATACCTGGTGCTAATCCACAATGTGGCATTGTAAATGGTAGTTCTTGTTCTTGACTTTGTATAAAGCTATTAAGCTCTGAATCTTCTGAGAAATCAAAGTATGGAATGTTTTCTTTTAAACATGCATTATATATAACCATATTTTCGGTATATGGTAATGCATTAATAACTAATGTCTTATCTCTTATTAATTGTTCAAGTGTTGAGCTATTAGTACCAGGGTGCCTAGTATCTATTTGTGCATAATCTTCTAACGGGATACCTGTAACAGACCCACGTATGTCAGCTACTGTAACGCTGTATTCTGTACGATCTTTTAAAAGATGATATACTGCATTACCTATAGATCCGCCACCAAATATAATAATTTTATTCATATTGTACTTACCTTGCAAAAAGTTCCTTTATAACATTTACCCCAACAAATTTAAGAGTCTTAAATTCAGATAACCTACGTATTACATAAGGCATCCAATCTGCGCCATATGGTATATAAGTTCTTACTGAGTAGCCTTCGCCAATTAATCTTTTTGCTAAGTCCCTTCTAATGCCAAAAAGCATTTCAAAATAGAACTTTTGTTTGCCACCGTATTGTTGGGACAATTTTTTTATATTTTCAATAATATATTCATCGTGTGTTCCTAAAGATACAAGTTCTTGCTTATAATCTTTATGATAAAAATATCCGCTTTTGAAAATGTCTTCTACTATATTTAGATAATTTTTTCTAATATCCTTCATGTTTCTGATATCACCTTTGTATGCTCCTTTACAAAGTCTAACTCTAGTATAACTTTCCATAGCCTTTTCCATATCAGTACCTGAACGTTGCATATTAGCTTGTAATACAATACCTACATCATTAAAACAACGGGAAAACTTTAATGTATCGTCAATAGTTGATTCCGTTTCCATATCAAATTTAATTTTAATTTTTGGAGTATCTTTTATTGCATCAATTATTGTTTCTACGGGCTCTTTCCATAAGTATGGTGCATTACCAAATTGACTTAATTTAATTGATATTTCGTATTCTCTAAACAATACTGACTTTAACTTGTAAATTAGATACAAGTATTTTTGTAAGTTAGCTTGAGCTATACAAGGTGCAGTAGCACTTTCGCCTACATAATTAATCGTAACAAGATCGTATTGTCTAATATTACTTAACATAGACTCTACATTATCTCCTGCTATAAATCTTTTAGCTAACGGATATAATAGTTTCATTTGATATCTCGCTTAAGGTGACTTAATTCGTTGTCCATAATTCCAAATTCTAATTGGATTTCTTTTAGTGGAACATCTAAATTATACTTCGACCAGTCAACTTCGCCTATACGATTAGTATTTCTTGAACTGCCATATTTAAAACCAACATCAAATATTTCTATTTGTGCTTTAGTAAATCTATTCTTTTTTGGATATAGGAAGCGTGAAATAAATTTAAAGAGCTTTACTTCCCATGGTTTAATTCTGTCGTCAGTACCCATTGTAAAACCAATAACAAATGCTTCTTCATCGTTTGACTGACCGCATTCTAGTAATACATGTATAGCATCATGATCTTTTAAAGATGCCGAACCGTGTAGATGAAATGGTGATTTTGGATTCTCTATCAACCATATCATAAACGATATATCTTTTTGTTCTACAGTACTATAAGTGTTAATAAACTTTTCATACTCATACTGAAAAGTCATAGCGTTGCCCCTACGCTAAAAACATCTTAGCTATTCCAAAAAGTGTTATGCACACTACAATAATATTTAACAAAAGTAAATTAATACTTTTTCGTAAATAAGCATTTATAGAATGTAAAAGAGCACCCGAGAGCGTGAATAAAAATACAATAAAGACTGGTGTATCATCACCAAACCACGCCATGATTAAATAGACACTTATGAAACAACATGCTCCGACTGTTTCTACTATTAATCTAAATCTATGATCTTGCCAATCATCAACCACCCACTCTCGGATGCTTTTCACTTCAGTACCCCTAAGAAACTATACTCCTGTGCCTTTAGGTGTAAACAGTTTAACACTATTACCACCAACTATGCAAGACAAATTTTTGTGCTTATATTTAAATATAATAGCCCATTGATCATTATTTGGATTAATCCACATTTCAACAGTTATTAACTCTTTATGAAACTTGTTGTGTACTAATCCTCTAGCGGCAACTCCCATCTGATAACTTTCAGTTGCCATCTTTGTAATGTTCTCATGGGTATCACAATACGTAAGTATAGCGTCTAATTTCTGTAACTTATGTTCTTCAGCTGTACTTGGTGTACTGTAAGCAAAATAAAATATTATTGCCATAAGCACAAACAATAAAAATAATTTAATATTAGTATTTGATTTCTTTCTCTTCATTAATTTCTTCCCTGCATTAAGTCGTCCGTTCCTGGACTAATTGCCATTGAACACGGCATCCAAACATTCTCTTTAGCATGGAAATGAATATTAGATCCACACTTTAAATACTTAGCCGCCAACAATGCATCTTGTGGTGTGTTGTATGTATGATCAAAAATATTATCTGACTGTACTACTACACCCGGACGTTTAAAAGGTTTATTATGACTAGAGTTTGGATCCATTCTAGGATCTTGCGGTGCTTCTTTACGCAACTCTATCCTTGCATCTGGAATGTCTTCACCATTCTTACTCCATTGCTCATTATCTGATTTACCAAGAAATACTTCTCCGTCTTTACCAAACAGATCTAAATTTGCATTTACGTATTGATTAATAATATCATAAAAACGTTCCTTGCCTGGATACCCAACAAACTTATATAGTTCGGTATCGTTTTGCCAAACTATAAAGGTTGGTGTTCCTCTAATCTGGCTAATACGTTTATCTCTATATGCTCGATCATACCAGTCTGGTACAGGTTGATCCATATCGATAACTCGTAATGGTAATAGCTTTCCAACTTTTGAATCAGAATATGTTGGTGCTACTTCTTTCAAAAAACTTTGACAGTATCCACAATGTGGATTACTAAACATTAATAATTCTGGATTGCCTATTGCTTGTGAAGGAGTAGCAAAAAGGATTGCTAACCCTACTACAAGTAGTAGAAGTTGTTTCATCTTATACCCCTTTAGGTTAAGTGTTAGTCTTCGATTTGAGCTTTTTGTAAAGTTCCGCTATAGTCTACAAAGACTGATTTCCACTCAGTGCAATTATCAATCATGTTGTGTCCTGCTTCACGATGCCCGTTTCCAGTTCCTTTGGTCCCTCCAAATGGTAACTGTATTTCAGCGCCGATTGTTGAAGAATTAATATATGTAATTCCAGTATCAATTTCGTTAAGGGCTCTAAAGGCAAAATTTACATTCGCCGTATAGACTGCGGCCGATAACCCGTACTTAGAATTGTTAACCATATCAATAACTTCATCGGTCTCGTTAAATGATATAATTGCTACTACAGGACCAAATACTTCTTCCTGAGCTATCATATCATGTACATCTACATCTGTAATAACTGTTGGCATATAAAACCAACCGTATGTTTCTGTAAACATTCCATACTTCTCTGGAATCTTACTAGATGGTTGTTGATTAATCGTTCCGCCACATAATAAAGTATTAGTAGCACTAGCTTCTGTAACCATCATATGAATCTTGTTTAATGCTTTTTCATTAATAACAGGCCCCATTTGTACTTTAGCATCTAAGCCATCACCTACCATTAACGATCCTGCACGTTTAACAAGTTTCTCTGTAAACTCTGCTTTAACGCTTTCGTGTACAAATACTCTTGAACATGCTGTACAACGTTGTCCTGTTGTACCAAATGCTCCCCACACAACTCCATCTACTGCTAAATCAATATCAGCATCTTCCATTACAACGATTGCGTTCTTACCACCCATTTCTAATGAGTAAGGTTTCATTTGCTCTGCACATCTAGTTGCTACTTGATGACCTGTTATAGTAGATCCTGTAAATGATATCATCATAACATCAGGATGATCTACTAACGGTTGTCCTGCTGTTGGACCATAACCTGTAACTACATTAAATACTCCCGCAGGTAATCCAGCTTCTTCAAATACCATTGCTAGTCTTAATACACTTAGTGGTGTATCCTCTGCAGGTTTAATAACCATTGTGTTACCTGCTACTAAGGCAGGGAAAGCCTTCCATGACGGAATTGCTATAGGAAAATTCCAAGGAGTGATTGCTCCAATGACGCCAAGTGGCATCCTCATGGACATACAAAACTTATCATTCAGTTCTGATGGAACAGTCTTTCCTCCTAATCTCCGACCTTCACCTGCCGCATAGTATCCCATGTCAATTGCTTCTTGAACATCACCGCGGGTTTCAGATAATGGTTTACCCATTTCTTTGGTCATCATTTTTGCTATATCTTCTTTATCTCGTACTAGTATTTCTGCCGCTTTAAATAATATCTCACCACGTTTTGGTGCTGGAATCTTTTTCCAAGTTCTAAATGCTCGTCGAGCTTCTTCTACAGCTTTGCTTATATCTTCTTCGTTACTGTCTTGAACAGTTGCTAATACTTTTGTACAATGAGCAGGATTAGTGACTTCAAACGTCTTACCTGAGGCTGAGTCTACCCATTGGCCACCAACATAGTTTTTATATTGAGTTGTTCCTATTTCCATGCAATCACCCCTTTCAGATAATTAGTTAACTACGTATTTAATACTTGCTGACCTTATGTCAGCATAATACTGACTATCTAACTTTAGATATATCGCTAACCATTTCCATTAAATTTCGCATACGGTCTGCTACTATTCGTAATAATGGATTTATAGCATCAGGTCTAACTTTTAGTAATGTAGTGTAATTCTCTCTAGTTACATGCCCTAACTTACATTGTGTCTTTGCTGTACACGTTGCAGTTCTGGGTCTTTGATCTACTAGAGCAATCTCACCAAAGATTGAGTTCTCTGTTAGTGTAGCTACTACCTTACCTTTTTTGGTAACTTCAACTTCTCCGTCTAAGATGATATATGCATCATCTGTTTCTTCACCCTCTGTTAAGATTACATCACCTTTGTTTTTGAATATTGTTTTCATTATCTTGTTCCTTCCTTGCAATGGTTTCTGAATAAGTTTCTCCGCCAAAAGGATGAACTACTGGTGTTGGCTCTGTATATGCGTTAGTAGGTATTACTACAGCATCAGGGTCAATATGATATCGTAAAGCACGTTCTATTCCCCGAAGGGTACCACCTGCACTTGATGGACAACTGCCACAGGCGCCTTGAAATGAAATCACCACGTCGTGACCCTTCACTAGATCTAATTCCAGATTGCCACCGTCGTTCATCAATGCAGGTCGTATAAGCTCGTCAAATAATTTCTCAACAGCTTCATACTTTTCTATATCATTACTCCATTTGTACTCTGTCATGCTAATGCTATCTTCTCTTTAGACATTTTAGTTTCCTTATAATAGTGACGTTAACGCAATTATGATTTCGTTTATAATCTGTTAGTGTACTCATCGGTAATACTGCACCAATTTATAGCACATAATAACAACAACGATTCCAAATACTCCTAACCATAAATCTACTTGAGTCATGATAGGCTCCTTTAAAACAAGTAATATATTATCCCACCAACTGTATATACAACTGCTGGGGCTACTGCAAATATTAATACTAACTCTAATCCCATGATATCCCTTAAAGTAAAGGTGCCCGAAGGCACCTTACCATAATCTCTCAGACTAGCATCTCGCTAGTTACTTGCGGGTAAAGATAGCATATATGACACCAACTGAAGCAAGTCCAACTAGTCCCTGTCCGCCCAATGTACCAACTATAGCAGTGATGTTACCAATTACATCACCACCTATAAACGGTACAGCTTTACCAAACATAATCTGTAATATAATAGCTAAAGCAAGTAATGAAACACCTGCTTCAGTCATCTTCTTAATCCAACCAATTGCTTGGTCAAACATAAGCCCTCTCCTTTGTAAAAGCCGCGAAGCGGTCCCCCGCATTTCGCTAGATAGCCGAGAATCGGTAAGCTAATTTTACTAGTGCGTAGCACTTGTGGTTACGCAAAAATGCACCTCCGATCTGGCCTTTTTGTTAAAGCTCTACCCCTAAAATCAGCATAGCTTTAACGCACCTTAAACAGCTATAAAACACCCCTAAATGACTCTTAAAAGTCATATAAGCAATTATGTACTACTTGTGTACAATCGTTGCTACAAAACGCTCTAACGCTGTTTAAACCACCATTACAGTACTAGATAGGAACAACTGTCGTTATCCTATCTCACTGCTTATGGGGTTGGTGTAACGCTGTATAGATTGACAAGTCCAAAGCTGTTTACTAACAATAATATAAGCGGAATGGCTATACATATTAAACCAAATACTAACATACACCACTTACACGTATTAGTAACATTCTTGTCTTCTAAATTAAACATTACTTAAACCCTCAATATATACGAAGAGTCTTTCAGCAAAGCTGAAGCGACCCCTATTCAATTAGCTGTTTTGGTATTGCTTCCTTCTTTAAACTTTTGTACGTTTAAGAAATCAGCTTTTGTTCCACTATTATTACTAACTACTGCACCAAAACCTATAGCTAAAGCAACAACTAAAATTAAAATCCATTTCCATGGCATAGTAAACCTCCTTAAAGACTTCTTTTCGTCTTCCATGACTCTCTAACTGGTCCATCTTGTATGAAGGGAATCGAGAATTCGGATTCTCTCCTAGCACCCGTGCTATTCATTATAATTAAGCAGTTAAAACGGTTGCTGTTATATGAATAGCTCTTGTATGTTTACTTATCCGTATTTTGCTTACATAACTCATAATAGAGACTTTACAGCTTATAACAGTATGGATGAGGACAAAAAGCCTTTTGTCCCCAAATGGGTCTTACAAGCTAAAAAATTGGGCTACGATTTTTTTAAGAGAAGTACTTATGCTTTTGAGGTGGTGATTTTACCCCTGCCCGCGATCAAATTAGCTATTCAGTTTTGTTATATAAAGCCCCCCGACCTGAAAATAATTTTTTTTATTTTCTGTCTCGGCCGGGGAACCTTACACCCCTCCCATTTTATGATTTAAATTCTGATGCTTTTTTCTTTAGCGTTTCGATTACGCTGTTGAACTGGCTGTGTTCGCTGTTGCGTACAGCTAAGTTGCGTAGGAGCCACGCTACATTAGAACGGTTGGTAACGTCTCTACGCATAGCAGGTACGTCCATGTCTAGCGGTATGGTCCTTACTATACGTAAGCCTCTGGGCTGTGTAATGTCCCTCATGATACTGTCCTCATTGTGTATGGGTACTGTCATGCTCTGCCCCCTTTATCGTTATCATCGTTATTGAATAGCCATGCGATCCATACGCATAGAGTTATGGTGCCCATGATCTGTAATGTCTGTGCTAGTCCTACCATATGAATATAAAGAATATAAAGTCTAACATACTCTCTCCTGATAAGTGTTTAGGAAGAGTAGCCGCCTGTTACAGCGACTACCCAGGTGTTACCCCTCTCCCCTATGTTGTATATTTCTCGCCCGTGATTACGTTAACAAGTTCTACGCCAGGCCCATGTGCCGCTCGGGCTTCGAATCTCTCTTCTGCTATTTGTTCTTGGGACCTGTGCTTTTGTGCTTCTCTGTACTCGGCAAAGAATACTTCGTTGTCTGCGTTGCGAGCCTCTTCTGATTTGAGTACATCCTCCTGCGTTAACAGAGTTAAGTCCCTAAAGTCATTAAGCATATCGCTAAAAGGAACTCGATCATTGCTCCACCAACGGTATACGCCGTCGACTAATCTGCCGTCATCAAACTGCGTTAGCAATTTGGCTATGGTGTAGCCTGTCTCTGTGTCTTGCTGTGAACTGTGAATTGTTAAGCGTCTCATCTGCATACCCTCTGTTCTAATTATGTATACAGTATACTCTCAAAGGGCTACAATGTCAACCGAAAAGTTGCTCTGTAACCCTATGAAATTGCTTGGGCTATTAAGTCGCTATAAGAACGATCACGATGATCACTGCCGCGATCACGCCGATCTTGCCTAATTTTGATGCCCAGATATTACTAATAAAGTCCATAGGACCTCCTATTGTTTCTATTGTTATATAGTAGCATAGTTGCTCGTGCTTGTCAATCGAGGCTTCAGCCAAAAAAAACCCCCTGGAATCAAGTCGAGGGCACAACTCTACCAGGGGGTCGACCCCAATACACCGGGGCCTATCAGTACTTACGGAGCTCTGATTGAGGGCAGTTAGCTTCGACGTAGTACTGTATTCTCAGCCATTGCTTGCCAATTGCTTGGAAATGCTTTAGCCAAGTCTGCTACTTTGAGCACCGTTCTTAACGATAGCTCTCGTAATCCCTTCTTGTTAATGTCGATGAAATCTACTACTTCCTGATGAACCTCTTCTGGAAGGTTATGTTCCTTCAGCATACCATCACCAACGATCTGTTTAATACGTAACATCTTCTCCCTCTCCGTATCAATTGTGAGATCGATATAATGACATCTGCTCTCGATAGCCAATAAGTGATCCCTCAGCTTCTTGCTCTTGACGTGTTCGAACTTAATATTAGTTATGAAGATTGCACTACCCTTAAACTCAAAGTGATCCGGAACACCCTCGTTTCGCAATTTAAATGAATCTGTATTCCAACATATTCTTCGTGACTTCTTTGAATCCAAAGCCGCTTTGAGTATGTTCAAACTCAGGTCATCCTGTAGAACACTATCGCAATCATCGAATACTAAAACGTTATCCTTGTCGGCGTAGTTGAATAGTTTACAGTACAAGCCGATGGCGCTCATTGCACCTTTGACAAACTCGAACTTCTTTGGTCGGCCGTCGTTGGCTATGTCGTGTACAAGATCGTGTTTGTTGAGTACTTTCTCAACGCCGAAGCTCTTACCAACTCCTGGAGGTCCAGTAACGATCATTGCACGTACTGTTCCTTTCTTACAAGCCTTAGTCATATCCTCAAGGATCTCAAATCGTTCCCTTAAACGATCGACTGTCTCCTCGTCCGTTTCTTCTCGCTTAGTTGTTTTGGATTTGGTACGTTCGTAATCCTGGGGACCATCGACTTTGATCTTAATGTTACGATCTGGAAAACCTGCAATTGCTTTCCCGTCGACTGTTACGTAACCTCCCTGGGCTCCCACCTTGTAGTCTTCTACTAGTGGAAATACCATTCCAGCAAGTTCTACGTCCTTGCCTCTTATTTTGTATACGCCTGATTTGATTTTTATTTGCATGTTGTGATTGCCCTCGTTGTTGAAATGTTGTTTACTTGCCTTATTGTTAACTACAGTATACAGCCATGCATACTGTAAGTCAACCTCTTTTTTGCCTAGTGCCTGGTTTTATTTCTGTTATATTAAATGAAACAGGAATATTTACGAATTGATCACCATCAACTTGATCTTGATAGTATTCTAAATCTTCCTTTGCCACAACCTCGGCCTCTTCTTTCGTACCATCGAAAGTTCGGATTAAGGTTGTTTCTATTTGCCAGGATTGTTTCATCGCCTAGTCTGCTCTTGAAGCCCCGTAAGCCTTAACGCCATAGGATTCAAGCACTTCTGCATAAGCATCAGCACCTGCCTCTTTGGCATCCATGCTCTGACCATGATGGTCACCTGGGTTCCAAAGTGATAAGCCTCTGCCATAGCTCTTCTTGAAACCTGCTCTAGCAAAAGCCTTGCCTATCTTTGTTGACAGTTTAATACCTGGCACCTCAACCCACGCAAAACCACAATACATAGGTTCTCCGTATTCGTTGCCGCCTGTTTTCTCTGTCCAGTCAGCCAAGTAATCAGCGATCGCTGTTTTGGCTACTGTTAACGCTTTTTGATGGATCTCTGGAATCATTTCCGGAGTAATTGTTGGATTGTTCATATGCCCTCTTTCCTAATTGTTATAATACTATTATACGCTCAAAATGCTCAGAGGTCAACCCCTAATTTGCCTAAATTAGGATATTTCCTAGCCCTGTGATCAAGGATCCGATGAATACAATTATAACCCCTAGTAGGTGAACTAGAACAGTTAAGATCCCGAAATAGTAAAGAACGAACACGACACAAGCGATCACGAACCATTTGAAGAATGTATTAATCAATTAGTCCTCCTTTGTGTGAGAATGTTCCATCTTCTGAAGTTCCTTAACTAATTCAAGGAACTTATCGAACATCGTGTCCATCTGGTTAGACTTCTCTGTGAATCTGTAGTCTTTGCCCTTAGGTATGCACAAGGCTTGATGCCCTGCTCTCTCGATCTCGAACTTTGCTACGTTGCAAGTGTCGAGGTCTGCGTAGATCACGTTAAGGTTTAACGCCGCCGCTATTAGAAGGTATTGCATTAAGCATCCTCCCCGTAGTAGCCGTAGTCTTCGTCAGTACCGAATCCAGCTGACGCCATCGCACTATCGTGGTCACCGTCCATGCTGTCGTCGTACTCGTCGTCTTCCTGGAAGCGTGATGATAATTCGTTGCAATCCATCATGTCTGCAACGTCGTCCTCACTCATGTACTTTACGCACATGGTAACGACTTCTTTCGGATCCAACAAACCCTCTTCGATCATCTCTAAGAGCTTGTTAGTTTCTTGTCTTGCTATTGTTCCTATTGTCATATTGCCCTCGTTTGTTTAGTTTATACATACATAATAGCACCAAAATGCTCGTATGTCAACCGAAAAGATTCTTCAATGATATCAATGACTTAGAACAACTGCAACATCGCTAGTCTCTCTCACTAGGAAAGTAGCTAACTCATTGATATTACTGCGGATTAATTCGATGACTGTGGGGTCCTGGTAAGCAAGGACGCCTACTACCCCTATTGTGATTCCAAATAAGATTTGCATTTCGCCTCCTAGTTGAAGTTCTTAATTGTTTATAGTATAGCAAAGGATTCGGAGATTGTCAACCGAAAAATAAAGAAAAGATTAGGTGGAGCGGGCGGCCTCGTATACACCTGGTCGATCGACCGCCCTACTCCGAGAATCAGTTCCGCTCTACCATTGAGCGGTAAGTCACTGATTCTCAAGCTTCTACAGACTCAGCTTCTTCCTTAACGAAATCGTTAAGTGCCTTATCTTGTGGCTCTGTCACAGCTGGTTTAGAAACCTTTACATTCCTTACAACAAACTCAGCGATCGCTGACTGCGATGCTTCATCCTGGAATTTCTCGTGGGTTGATAGAAACTTACATACGTCGCCCTTACTCATTGAGTTTGGCAACTCAAGGATGTTCACATCTGTGTGACCATTCTTAGTAAGAATTTTGAATCGACCTACATAATCGTTCGCGAAACGAACTTTGGTTTTGCCGTTTGAAGTTGAAACTCCTGCTACGGTATACATTTTAGTGGTACTCATAATTTGGCCTCCTTGACCTTAGTTTGGGATAATTCCCGCCTCTTCATTAGTGTGTATATTATAGCAAGGTTTGGCCGATTTGTCAACCATTTATTTGTCCAAAATATACCTTGCCTAATTAACATTCCGGTGCATCCCGAAAGTGTTAATAATACCCATCTTGAACTCTTGTTCAATCACAGGCATATTGATTTTGGATATGCTTCGTCCAGTATTGATTCCTCGGATCACATCCTTACCGGATATGCTAGATGACCCGATCCCAATTGAAGAACAAGCGTTCAGACTGACCGTTAAAGCAATTACCAAAATTAATTTATTCATCTAAAGCCCCTACTTTCAAGCTCAGGTATGCAAATACGAACATCGCACCCATCATCGCGAAGCATAAGCCCCAGTTATCGTTCTCGTATCCTGTAGGTCCGTCAATTGCACCCACAGCCAATATCGCTGAAAGAATTGTTAGTATTGGAAAAAGTGTTTTCATAATGTTTTGCCCTCTTAGTTATCTAATTGTTATATACATTATATGCTCAAAAGATGTATATGTCAACCATTTTATTTCATAAAAGTGTGATTTCCTACCACTTTTATATAGGTCTTTTTACCTGACCAGCTAGGATTCACCAAATTGTGGTTATAGTAGAACACCGCTCCCTCGGTATTATCACGTAGAGCGAGGTGATCTCCATAGCCTAGCGTTAAGGAAGCAATCATTAGCGAGTCTCTCCACGCTATAGCATTCCCCTTAATAGTCTCGCCGGTCTTCTCCAAGTTGGCCCATATCTTGTCCGCCTTGCCATCACAGTACCAGCTGAACTGACATCTGTGCTTGATTGGGTAGAAGACTGCATCATCTTTTGATGGTGTTGCTTTCGTCTTCCATGACTCTCTAACTGGTCCATCTTGTACGACCTTACAATAGGTATTAGGCCATCTCGGATCTTCAACTCTGTTCCTGGTGACGTTTGCCACTGCCGCTTTACCTCCGATTGGTTCAGCTCTCGCTTCGAAGTATATGTTCTCGGCCAAGCATACCAGATCCTTAACACTATCTTTGCCTTTGATCTGATACTCGCTTACCTTATCCCAGAGGATCACTTGAGCCTGCCCAGTTAGTTCGGCGGCTCCTAATTTCGTATACTGTTTGTCTGCCTTGGTCTCACCTGTATAGGCCCACATCACACTGGCCACGGCTACCGTGGCGATTAATGTCTTCATGCGTATTGGCTCCATAGTTCGTTCCACTGCTCCGATAGGATCTCCTCTATCTCATCGTTATCTTCATGGAGTGGTGGATAGGTTAGCTTCTCTCTGATAGTTCCCAGAGCTTCGCCGAAAGATTCGCTCTCCTTCATGATGTCTTCTGCATCACTCCAGAACTGCTCTTCTAAATCCATTAACCGATTTTTCGTTTTACTCATTACGCCTCCATCTCTTTCGCTTCTTCTTTATCGTCTTCGTCATATTCACGACCCGGAACATTTGTTAATTCATCTGCTTGGGTCCATTCATAATCATCTGAAGACCAAGTAGGATCATCATAATCTATACTGTCGGAATCTTCATATGGAATACATTCAGCAACCTTTTGAACTCTTGGTTCTCTGGCATACTTTTCATAGTCATAATCTGCACCAATATCACTATTGTAATCAGTTGCATAAACTTCTACCGGCTCATCACCATGATAACCGTCTTGCCATTCTATTCTTTCAATGCCGCCATGCTCGGAAACTGCATCTTCGGCTTCTTCTTTTGATTTTGCAACCACATCATATTCTACCCAAGCGGTATAATGTTTTCTTACTCTAAACTTCTGTTTGCCTATGTCCTTGTGTGGATTCTCTTTGCTATATTCTTTTTTCATGTTGCCCTCTTTCTGTTTCCTTATTATGCTTATAGTATACAACCAATTTATGCAGATGTCAACCCCTAATTTACCTTGCCATTGCAAGTCTTAACCTTCCACTCTGCAATCAATTGATCATTATCCATTTTATGATAGCCATAATACAAAATCCTACGATAAATAATCCGTATCCTATAATTTTCATTTTAGTAGCCCTCATTTATAAATTTTTCAACACATTACATCAGAATATGCTTATGGAAACGGCATATGATAAGAACGTAAGGATAACCAAATTCTTTCTCAACCGTTCCTCCGCAGGCGTTATTGAGTTACGGATGTGAGTTATACTTAGTGCGCCTGGAAATACTGTTTTCCTCATCTTGATCCTATGATTAAAGATGTTAGGATTAATTTATTCATATGGTATAGAATACTAGGAGAGTTCCTAGTTGTAAACCTATGATGAAATATAAGAATAGTCTGAGACTACGCATGGTATTCGCTCCATCTAGTTTCAAGTTGATCCTCGATCTCATCGTTGTCTTCGATGATCGCAGGATATGTTAATTTGTCTTTGATCTCTGCAAGAGCGTCTCCCCAGGATTGCTTCTTCTGTAGGATCTCGTCTGCATCTTCCCAGAATTTTTCTTCCAGGTCCATCAACCAACTTTTTACTGCTCCCATTATGCAACCACCTTGTCTGACAATCGCATATTGTCCATCGCCTGGTGAACTAAATCTTCAGCGTCTGGGCTGTGCCCGCCGACGTGCCATCTGTATTCACCGTATGGAGTTGAATCAAGTTTCCAATCGTATATAGTAGCATACATAGGAAACTCGCCTTCGTCTTCATCGTAAACGACAAATTCAATATGCCATTCACAAGTTGTTTTGTCGCCTCGCTCCAAGTCCGGCTGTCCAAATGCTTCAACCAGCTTATCATAGCTCGTTGTGATATATCCCTGTAGGCTTGTGCCTGCGTAAGGAATATCGTCGCCTGTGTTAATTTT